TGCTTGGGGCGCAAGGGCAAGGTTGGCAGTCGTCAGCGAGCCAACAGTGATCCAATCCGTATTGCCGCCATTCCTCAGCTTGAGCAGGCCGTTGGCAGTATCCGCCCACCACATGTAGGCATAGGTGGTGCTAGGCGCAGACGCACCGCTGTTGTTGCTAAAGCAGGCCGCAAAATTATTGTTTAAGTCGCTCCGTACGTTGGCGCCTGTGTCGTTCTGGATCGTGCCGTCAGCTTGAGCCATTAGCCCTTCCCGTACCCCGTAGCGGTCCAGTCAAAATTGCGCACCACACGGGTGCCTCCCGAATTGTAGAAGCTGATGTCAAATCCAGTTGCGCTGCTGTTTGAAGCTGTGTAGTAATCGCCTGTGGCCATGTTGAACGCCGTGATGCCGATCACTGGGGTCGCCGCGAACTTGTTGGTGTAGGTGATGCTCACGTCGGCGCTTGCGCTGCTGGTGCCACTGCCTCGGGTTGTACGGCTAGGCATGTCGCTATCAATCCGCAACTGATCTACCGCGATTTGTTCATCGTTGTTTGTGGTGCTGAACTCAGCTTTTACCTCGTAGGCGCGAGCCTTGAAATCGGCATTGTTGAACAGGCGCCAGCTAGACCACGTTGGCGATCCGGTTGGATCATCTTCGGTTGTCCGCAAATACAATTTCACATCGCAGCCGGTTGGTGCCGCACCATCGAAATCCTTGATGGTGTCAAACTCGGTCACGTCATCAATGCGGTCTGCATAGGGGTAGAAAGATCTGGCACGCAAAGTGCTATCCAATTTGATGCTGAACACATCACTTAATGTGATTGGATTATTTTCTAGGTAATAAGTTCCGCTGGTGTTCAGCGTGGTATCGCCTTCTAGTACCAGCTTCCCGTCAATTTCAGTTGGCTCGGTTTCACCTTCCTGCAGGAAAGTATCGATGCCGCTTTCAAGCAAAAGCTCAGAATCGTCTTCGGCGGTGATAATGCCAAGTGGATTTCTGGTGCTGGTGCCATCCTCACAAAGGATAAAACCACCATCTTCGGCAAGAAAATCACCGGCAGATGCAGTTTGCCCGCCGTCTGGTGACAACCCAAGTTCGCCAAGATCGCTATCTACAACCAAGTTGGTCTTGGTGCCTAAGAAATCTGGGTCGTCTTGCTGACTGTCAACATTGACCAGATCTTCAAGGTCGGGCTTTGTAAATTCAATCAGGGTCGCGGTTAAACTTTCACGCCCACCTGAATCAACGAATTTCGCAAGATACGTTCCAGACTTCAAGTCTGCGTAAGCTTCGGTGGCACTACCGGCAAGATCTTGGGAAATACTGGTAGAACTAGACCATGAAACACCCGTCAGGTCTGGCGAGTGGCGCAGACGAACATAACCACCAACACGAACATCAAGCTCCGTTGAACGAGCCCAGGTGAGTTTTGCCTGCCCGTTCACTGGAATCATGCTGAAATCAGCTACTGCTTGGGGCGCAGCAGTATTGCCAGCAATGTTTTTGACTAATTCGCCGGGATCTGAACGCTTGCCAAGTGCAGAAATTGCAGTGACTCGAAAAGTGAATCTGCCGGTTTCATCCGTCAGGAAAGTCAGGTTGTTGTAGGGCGTGTCCCCGACAGTGAAAAAGCTCAGGTTGTTGGCAGTTTTGTAAGAAACTTGATAACCCGTAGCGCCTTCAACGTTGCGCCAGGAAATCTCAACCTCTGTTGTGACGCGGTTGCCTGACTCAACCAACTTTTCGCTGACGCTGATGCCGGCAGGTGATTCAGGCTTTTGGTTAAGCGTGGTGATGTCACGCGGTTGCAGTGTCAGCCCGTCTTCAATAAATCCGTACTTGCTGTCGTTGTGCTCTAGTGCGGTGATCTTGTAGTTTTCGCCGTCCTCTGTGACGCTGATTACGCGGAAGGTTTGAGCCTCAACCGTGCTGGTTTCAACCATATAAATGGTCTGGGCTTGAGGCGCTTCACTAAAAGCTGTGCTGACCGTGATGGTCTTGGCGTCAAAATCGCCGTCATCAATTTCGCGTTGCTCTACGCGACCGTCAGGCATGATCACGCTTACGGTGTCGCCTTCATTTACGGCGATGCTTTGATCCAGCGTCAGCTCAGTGGTTGTAGCGCTAGCAATGCGTCCACCCCGACGAGCACCAGCTCGCATCTGATCCGCAACCTTAATGATCTGCCCAGGGCGGACAATCGCGCCATCAAGACCGACAGTAAATGTGCAAGTGGTTGTTTCTTCCTGCTCGGAGTACAGAAGCCAGCGACCCAGGCGGTTTGCTTGACCGCGACTTGTGCAGCCAAACGCTGCCATGCGGACTTCAATGATCCCGTACTTAACGATTGCGGCTTCGTCGGAAACGTATTCAACGCGCTGCTGGTAGGCGTTTTTAGGGTCGTTCCAAGTGACTAGGGCGACGGTGTGGCGAGCTTTTAGGCTGCTGCCTTCATAGTTGAAGATGCCTTCAATGACGTTGCCGTTGTTGAATAGCGCGGCGGCATCTTTGGGGCTGTCCTGGGTAAAGGCGATCTGACCAGCAGACCAATAAGCCATGCCACGGAAGCATGAGCAAAAATCTTGGACGACGTTGTAAGCCTCTTCCCGAGACTGAAGGTAGACATTGCACAGGAATCGCGGTTCGGTGCCGCCTTCGCCATCAGGCACACTTTGGTTGGTGTATTTACTGATTTCGTAGAGCGTCCATTTATCAACTCGGTCGATGGCGCCACTGCCAACAAAACGCCCTAATCCATAGCGGGCATCTAGCAGCAAGTCACGCAAAATCCACGCCGGATCTGCACACCAAGCAGTCTTAAAACTGCCGTTCCAAACACCGGAATAGGTCAGGCTGCCGTCATCGTTGACAGTGGCATTGGTGGGGATCTGAACCCTGACGCCCTTGATGTCATAGGCGCGGGTTGGGATTGCTTGGAATTGAGAAGCCTCAAAACGCAAGCCGACCAGTGCGGTTAAGGGATAACGCAGCTTGGCGTCGATGACCTCGGTGTAGCCGGCAAAGGTCATTAGCCGGACGTTGGTCGTATCGTCATTGACTCCAGAAACTCGGCGCAGCCTGATGTCCCAAGGAGCATCACCAGTTAGCTCAATTCGATGGCTGCGTTCATACGCGCTTGTGCACTTGCCGTTGACTGTTGTGTTAATAACTTCTGTATAGCCCCCGCCGTCAGATTGAAGGTCAATGGCGTACCCAATAGAGGTAGCTTTTAAGCCGTTATCTACGCGGAAAATTTGATTAAAAAGAATGCGGACAATGACTGCATCTACGTCACTATCCGTAGTTGTGCGAACAACAGAATCGCCAACGTCATCGCCAACTTTGCTGTTGACATTAACGGCATTTTCGCTGGAAGCAAAGCCGGGAATATAAAGCTGGTTTTGAGTGCCTAGGCGGTATGCAAAGTCGTCATAAACAAAGTTATCCGTGCCGTCTTCGTTCCTTAGGGGTGTGTCATCAAAAAAGATAGACTTACGCGGATCGTCGGCGTCAGCGAATCCTTCAATTTCGCCTTCACTAATAACATCAATTAGGCGGATGCTGGATTTACTAAACAACGAGTTAGCGTCATCCTCTGCCTTGGCGGCTTGCACAACCACCGTTTGCTGGACGTTGACGTTCTGTTGTGGTGCAGGTTGTGAACGGCGACCGCCGCCAGCGCCAGCAATACGCTTTGTCATTAGATGTCCGTCGTACTAACGCCTGCCGATACCACTACGCTACCGACGCGCATCCGTCCGTAACAGAGAGGAACTGGATTTCCTTGAGCGGTCAGGTTGACAGCACCGTTGTAGATGTAGCTAGCGCGGTTGTCGGCTGGGTCGTTGTTTGCTGGGTCAAAGGAATTGCCGCGTGCACCAGTTGCGCCAGTCAGTCCAGGCAGCTCTGCAGGCTGGGGCGAAAGAAGCTGTGCCGTACCAGCAAGAATCATGCTGACGCCAATAAAGCCGACAGCAGTCGCAAAGCCACCACCGACCAGACCCAAGCTGAGTGCAGCACCTGCGCCAGTAGCACCACCTAAGCCAGCACCAATGCCAAGAAAACCGCCAGCAGCCGGACCAATAACAAAAGCCGCAGCAACTAGCGCAACACCAATCAGAATCTTGCCAACCCCACCACCAGCACCAGCCAGCACGGGCGTAATGCTGATTTCTTCGCTTTGACCCGTTGGGTTATGGATTTCGTCTAACTCTTCAATCGCTAATTTCCCGACCTGAACGATATAACCAACGCCGCGTTCAGCCGCAGTAACTAACGCCTGCTGAAAACCTTCAAAGTTCGCGCACAGTGCCCGGATAGCCTCTGCCGGGGTATTCAGGTCAAAGTGATGAACACGGCCAAACTGCTTGCCTAGTTCACCGCGTAGCACCACTTTTTTCATAGCCGACTCCTGTGCCGCAGGATGTGAGTGGTGTTCTTCCGATAATAGCCAGACCACAGGTCACGGCTAGAAAGCCGCCGCTCCAGGTGCTGCAGGATCAGGTCGTCACCGATATAGATCGCAACGTGGTTGGACACGGGCGAAACGATCTGCATCAGTAAGGCGTCACCGTATTGGGGTTCTGCGTCCTGCCCGACCGACACAAAATCCTCGTTG